TTGGGGGCAAGCTACTTAATATTGGCGTTCCATATAACAATAGATTACGCATTTCTCTTGGAACTATCGGTGGTACATTTCCCGGCACCGTTCCCGCCGGTTCGGTTAAGAAGATAGGCCAAACGTTTACTATTGGCACCACAATACTAACCTGCTGGCAAGCAGCAGGCGCGTTGCTTACTACCAACCCTGCCGTTACAGGGACTTATGACACAGTGACTGGCGCGCTAGCTTTTGTTGGTGCTACCCCTGGAGCAACAGTCTATTTCTATCCGTCTGATCCTGTTATGGGACTCATTGTTCAAGAAAATTCTATTGGTGCATCTTCTATTAATGAAGAAGTAACAATCGCTTTTGATACACGCTTTTCATATAAATTCCAGGCTGGAACTGGCGGCTGGGAACGCTATGGTACTGGATCCAACCAATGGACTGGCGACAATACACAGTTCTTCTGGGGAGCTAACTATCAGGGTGGTACTACAAACGTCGATATTCTGTTTGTGACTAACAATTTAGACAATGTTCGTTGGATAAATGGCGCCGTTGGAACTTGGACAAATTTTACGCCTCCTATTAATAATTCTGGGACCACAATAACTGCTGCTCGCTTAATAATTCCGTTTCAAGATAGACTTTTGTTATTTAGCACCACTGAGGGAGGCACACGTTATCCACAACGATGCAGATATTCTCAAAATGGTACGCCGCTGTATGACTATAAATTTCCAGTGGTTGGCGATCTTGGAACTACAGATGCTGGTGGAAACTTTGGCCCATTCACCGTTACTTATACGCCGTTAAAAATTGGTGGTGAGTTTCAAATTGGCCCAGTTGGAGCACCTACTTCAAAATTTGTCATTCCATCTTTAGGAGCTTCGGTTACCCTTACTAATACTTTAGGAATCGGTTCAGCAACGTTAAATACTAACACCGGATCACTTACCATTACCGGGTCAGATGCGGGAGCATTAGTAAATTATTATCCTGGAGCCCAGGCATGGAATCAGGATTTTGTTGGTTCTGGTGGGTTTATTGATGCACCAACCAGAGAAGAAATTACTTCAGTACAATATCTGCAAAATAGATTAATAGTGTTTTTTGAGCGCAGTTCTTGGGAGCTTGCCTATACTAACAACCCAATAGTTCCTTTTGTATGGCGTCAAATCAACTCAGAATTAGGTGTAGAATCACCGTTTTCTCTGATACCATTCGATCGTATAGTTTTAGGAATAGGCGATGTTGGCGTACATTCTTGTTCTGGTAATAACGTTGAGCGTATTGATACTAAGATTCCTGATGATGTGTTTCAGGTTCGCAATGCTGATGCTGGTGTTTTGCGTGTGCATGGTATTCGCGATTATTATACTGAGTTTGCTTATTGGACATTTCCATCGGTAGATAGTACAAGCGTTTTTCAAAACAGAGTACTGCTTTATAACTACCGTAATGGTTCATGGGCATACAATGACGATTCTATTACCTGTTTTGGCTATTACCAAAATGAGGGTACGTTTCCTACCTGGGCAGATGTGGGAAATTTGACTTGGGCTGAATGTGAATTTGCTTGGAATAGTGGAACCCTACAAAAGAACTTTCGTAATATTGTGGCAGGAAATCAGACTGGTTTTGTGTGGCTTGTTGCCTCTGGGCAAGAGTATGTTTCTCGTAATGCTCCTGTTTTGCCTATAACTAATATTATTACTACACCAACTACCGCCTTAGTGATAGTTGATCACAATCTCACTGTTGGTGATTATATCTTAGTAGAAAACGGTGTTTACAGTGATGCAAGCACTGGCCTTAATGGCATTATTTTTGAGGTAGTTGGGGTTAATCCAGGGGGAGTTCCGCACATAGTGGAGCTTAGCCCTTCAACGCCATTTACCTGGAATTACTTGGGCGGTGGCACGGTAACACGTGTAAGCAAGATGCAGATAGCAACAAAGCAATATAATTTCTATATGGATAAATCGCGTAATGCTTCTATTGCTAAGATAGACTTTATGCTAGACAAGTCTCCTACAGAGGTTACGGTACAATGTTTTTCTTCTACAACGCCTAACATTATAGATACAAAGACATTGCAGTGTGCTGCGTATACGACAGTTCCTCTTGAGGCAAACGCAGACCGAGTGTGGCATCCAATTTATACTGCTGCTGAAGGTGAATGTATTCAGTTGTTTATATCGCAAACTGACGAGCAATTGCGCGATAAAACAAAATCATTAAGTGATTTTACGCTTCATGCTATGCTTTTCTATGCAATGCCAACTACATTCTATCTACAATAGGAGAGACGGTGAAAGTCGCATATTCTTGCTATCTTTTATTAACCCTTGTTTCCTTTTCTGGTTGTGTCCAGAAACAAAAGGTTACCCAAGAACAGGTAATGCAAGAGATAAAAGAGTTGCAGAAGCAGAAGGCTTCTAAAGTTCTAGTTACCATTACTTACGCAAATGGGAAAAAGCTTTCCGTAGAGCTTGACCCTGCTGTTTTTGTAGAGTGTCTCATGGAGGCAGGAAGTTTTGACGAAGAAGTCTTTGACTAAAAATTAGCAATTCGTTCTTTTTGTGAAGTAGACTACTATCAATAATCGATTATTGGTGTGATGCAACACACCCTTTTGATAGGAGTTCGCCATGGCATTTTTCTCAGCTACCCCAGAACGCTGGCTACAATCACCCAATATGTATGCGCCACAGCAACAGATGGCATTAAACCAAATGCTGCAAATGGGCATGAAAGGCATGCAAAATCCCTCAGCTGGGTTTGAACCTATAGCTAATCAAGCACGCCAACAGTTTCAACAACAAACTATTCCTTCTATAGCAGAAAGATTTACTGGAGGCTTTGGCATTCCTGGTGCCTCTAGCGCCCAGCGTTCTTCTGGATTTGCGCAAACACTTGGTTCAGCAGGAGCAGGTCTTGAATCACAACTAGCTGGACAGCAAGCACAATTTGGCCAAGAATCTATGGGAAATCTGTTGCGCATGCTGATGATGGGATTGGAGCCACAAACTCAAATGGCCTATCAACCAGAACAAGCATCAGGATTAATGCAATTGCTTGGTGGTGCTGCTCCAGGATTAGGTCAAGCTGCTGGATATGGCGCAATGGCAGGAGCAGCAAAAGGTTTACCTTGGATTGCGAAACTATTAGGTATTGCATAAGGAGATATAATGGCAATTCAAGTATTAGATAGACCAGATATTTGGGGACAAGTTGGTGCAGGACTAGGCCAAGGTTTAGGTGGTGGCATTAATGCCTTACTCCAACAAAAAATGGGAGAAGTGCAACAAGCTCGCCAAGCTAAACAGTTTAAAGAAATGGGATTACCAGAACAGTTGGCGTATATGCATCCGCAAATGCAAGCAGCGTATGCTAAAGAGTTTTTAAAACAACCAAGAGAAGCCGCTTCAACTGAATATCTTGCCAATATATTATCAGGACAAGCCCCAGAGCAAATGAGGCAAGCAGAAGAACCTGCATATGCACAAGCAGCAAAAGCAATTCCACAACAAGCACCATCGCTTGCTCAATTGCTGAAAACACAGAAAGCAGAGCCAGCAATTCCTTATGGCCCAGAGGCAATGTTACAACAACGGCTTGGTATGGGCGCACAGCCATCAATTCCTTCGCTAGCGCCTGAAACTATGGCTCCTGCAATGGCACCACATCCAGAGGAAAAGCTTGCTGCAATTGAAGCTGCTCCTCAAGCAAGGAAATTGGGCTATGATCAACAACGCCAAAAGGTTTATGAAGGTATGCAGCGTGGCATTATAAATAGAGATCAAGGCATTAAAGCAGTTGAGCTTATTGATAAGCGTGAGCGTGGGGAGCAGAAGCTGACCGCTGAAGGCTTTAAAGAATCCAAAGCAGAACGCGTAAAGATGCTTGAAGAAGGGCGTGCTTCACGCCAAAATCTTATTGATTTACAACGCATGGAAGATCTAGAAAAAGAAGGGAAATTGGATACTCCTGGCTATGTAGAATTTCTCAAACGTTCTGGGTTTGATATTCCTGCTCTTAAGAATCCTGGTTCAGAAGAATTTCAAAAGATCGCTGTTTCTTTTATGCGAGATGCCAGGAAATTCTTTGGGGCAAGAATTTCTAATTACGAGTTGTCAAATTTTTTGCAAGCTTTGCCTAGTTTGTCGCAATCTCCCGAAGGAAGAAAGCGTGTTATTTCTAATTTAAAGCGTGTGGCTAAAACATCTGTACTTTATAGTAATACGTTAAAAAATGTTATTAAAGAGAACAATGGCCGCGTTCCCCCTGATTATCTTGAACAAATTGACGACAAAGTGTCAGATCAATTAGATTCTTTAGCTGCACAATTTAGAAAAGATTTGCAAAGACCTGTTCCAAAGGGACAATCGAAACTAATTACAGCACTGCAATCAGCTATAGGTGAAACAATAGGGTTGCCGGGTAAGCTTTTGGGTAAAGCCGGTTCAATGATTGGTGGTGGTGGCGGAGAAGCTGCTGGAGGGGCTGAATTAGCCGGATTGTTATAAAACTAAAGGGAACTCCACGTTTTTCTATATTTTATATCATGAATAGTAACTACGTGGATATTGAAGAGCTTGGCAATTTTTGTAAGAGAACACCCATCGGACAACATTTTTTTAATTTCAATGACTTGTTCTTTTGTTAATTTTGATCCGGGTGCATCTTCTCCTTTAAGAATTGGATGTCTGCCCTTTTTATACATATCTCTTACGTTGTCGACATCAGTTCCTAAAAATAGGTGGTCCGGGTTTGTGCACGGGGGATTGTCGCACGTATGACAGACAAACATTCCTTCTGGAATATTTCCTTTATGAAGAATATAGCTTGCTCTATGTGCTAATATTGACTTTCTCATAAACTCAAGAGAACCATATTTTTTACTTGGGCCGCCTCTCCATCCCCAACAACCTTCTTGCCTAATTACGTATTTTTCAAAAGACTTTTTAAGTCTTTCTCTGTGCCATTCATAACTATGTGTTTGAACAAAGTTTTGTTTTTTAATTCCTGTGAGCGAATTGTAATAACATTTTGGTGTACAAAATTTTCTTCTTAATTTGAATGTCTTTTTGCAAAAAGGACAGGTTTTTTCTTTTATTTTTGAAGGATTGTGACACTTGTGTGAGCAAAAATTTTGATGAGGCTTGTTTTTATGTATAACAAATATAAATTCTTTGCCACAGGCTAAACAATTTTTTCTTCCCTTGCATGGTGGAAGGATTGCTTTTCTTTTTTCTCGAAGACATTCCCTCGAGCAATATTTCCTGCGTGGCGCATGCGAAGGTTTTACCAAGAATTCTTTTTTGCAATAGAGACAAATCTTGCTTTCCATTTAATCTAATATTCTCCACTTCCAATGGATCAAAAGAAGAATGATAAAAAAATAAATCATTCCATAGCAATAGGTTAATAGTCTAAAAATTAAACAATAACCAACCACTTTATATAAGTTCATAAAATCCCCCCTACAGGAATCGTCGAGCTAAGAAAGAACTGTAGTAACTATTGGTGCGCTTTGGCGCACTATTTATCTTCATGCTCTGCTTTATGGGCATCTCTATCAGCTTTAGCCTCAGTCAATTCTATGGCTACCTGCAAAGAAGTACTAAGTACCTTGAACTGACGTACCCAGTACTGCTTTCCAACACGAGCAGACCTCTCCTCAAAGTCCCTGCTTGAACTTAACAAGAACAAAAGTCTTCCCTTGCTGAGTTCTTTGCCATCACCTTCCAACATGCGATGAAATTCGTTCGACAGTAGCACATATCTTTTAGAAAGATATTCTGTAGCATCACAATCAAAATCTTCTTCCTGCGTTGAAATTTGACTAATAATAGGAGAGATATCAATATTTACAACGGTTTCTTTTGGTGGTTCACTAGAAATAACAGTCCCCGTTTGTACGAGTATTGCTGCTATAATTTTTAGCAAGCACGAGGACTGTCTATTTTTTTGGTTCATTTTCATCCTCTAAAGTTACGTGGCGCCAGGTTTTATTATATTTTATTTGCTTTACAAGACTTTTTTGAATGTTAAAAAGCTTTGCTATTTCAATGTTTTTTAATTTTCCCTCAGCAAATAGTTGTTTGATTTTTTTAACTTGAGTTTCTTTTAAAATCGCAAGATGATGCTCTTCGCCCTTTTTTCTTGGTCCATTTCTTCCCTTTTTTGCTTTATCAATGCTGTTATCTTTGGGCGTTCCGAGAAAAAGATGTTTAGGATTTGAGCATTCAGGATTATCACACTTATGCAACACTCCAAGACCATCAGGAATTTGTCCGTTATAAATAATCCATGACAATCTATTTGCTCGCATTGTAGTGAAGCCGACTTTAATTGTTCCATAACCTCTTTGATGATGAGCGCCTCTCCATTTCCAGCAGGAATCCGGATCACTTGGTCTAATGACATGCTTTTCAAAGAGCAACTTCGATCTATCAATCTTTTGCTCATCGGTTGCTGTTGGCCAAAATTTATTATCTTCTGCTATTAATCTATTGTGGCACGCTAATGAGCAACAAACTTTCTTGTTATGTTTTTCGTGCTTAAAAGATTTTCCACACTTTGCACATATGCTTGTTGTGTTTGACCAACGAATTCTCTCGCATTTGCGACAATAATTTCTTTTTCTTCCAATGCTATAGTTAAATTCTTTTGCGCATGACTTGCAATTATTTTTTAACTTCAGCATCAAACTGCTTCTCTTTTTGTATTTTTTCTCTTATAGCCCTTGTTATCCATAGTGCCATAGAGATGTTTCTTCTTGCTGCCAACACTTTTACTTCTGTTCGAAGTTCTGGCTCTATATCAAAGGACATCAAAATTCTCTTTTTATCTTCTTCCATTGGTTCCCTTTCTTTATATCAATATAGCATTAAAGAGGAAAAAATCAAATAATTAGTGAAACCGATATTCGAGGATGTTTACTAAGGGAGAAATGACATTAACCCTTTTTAGGAGTTTTCAATGGCTGTCAAAAGATCAAGACAAAATACCCTTTCTTCTTGGCCAAACCCAGCGCAATCAGAATTTCAACATCCAATAGTAACAAATCGCAATCCAACAACAGCTGACCAAGCTGAGATTGGTTGCCTCTGGATTAACCAAAGTGCCAACACGGCATGGGTGCTTAGCTCAATCGTAGCTGGCAGTGCCTCTTGGCAAAGTTCGCCAAGCGGTGCTGGTACTGAAACAGCTTTGGTTGTCGATCCAGGAGATGTAGAAATTGTAACTGGAAATCTTTTGGTCGATGCGGGCAATATCACCGCAACTTTAGGCGCTATAACAGCAGGAACAACTTTAACTTCTGTTGATATTGTAGCAACGGGAACGCTTCAGGTTGGAGGCGCATCTACGCTCTCAGACGTTACAATCGGAGGAAATGTTGCAATAGTCGGTGATTTCGACCTCAGTAACACCGCGTCTACGACGATCGAATCAACAAACAATGCTGTTGGCGCAATTACTTTATTGGCTAATGGTGGCGTGCTTGAAACTATCCTCATTCAATCTGCTCAAGGTACCTCAGCAACCTCTATTAATATTGATTCGCAAGCTGGCGGTATAACCCTTGATGCAGCACTTGGTACTGCTGACGCAATTAATATTATTTCCTCAGGTGTAGGCGGTGGCATTGATATCGATGCAAACACTGGTGGCATAGCTATGAACGCAGCCAATGGTATAATTGCCATTGAGTCTGGCACCGCTGCAACAAATATTGGTACCGCTGGCGTACAAAAAGCTATCAGCATCGGTAATGCTACTGGTACAACAAGCGTTACCCTGACTACTGGTACAGGAGCAATGACCTTCAACGCTGGCGGCGCATTTGACCTGAACATTACTGGCGCTCTTACCTTTGATGCACCTTCGCTTTCCTTTGATGCGACAACAGCTTCTAACTTCACCGTAACTGGTGCTGGCCAAGACTTAACCCTTGACTCAGTTGGTGGCTCTGTCGTTGTACGTGGATCAGAGGCTTCTGCTACAGCACTTACCCTTTCAGCCTCTGACGCAGCTGGCGGAATATCAGTAGTTGCAGGAACAGGCGGCCTTGATATGGCGGTAACAAATGGCGCAGTAACACTTGCCTCTGGCACAGGAGCAATTAACATTTCTGCTGATGCCGCGGCAACTACAGTTAACCTAGCAACAGGTGCTGGTGTTAAGACGCTGACTATTGGTTCTACAGATACAACCTCTCCTACGACGCTTCAATGTGGAACAGGCGCTATGACGTTAACCGCTGGTGGCATTCTCGATATGAATGTAACCGGTGCAGTTACCATTGACGGCACAAGCATTTCCCTTGATGGAACGCTTGCTTCTAATTTGACCGTAACAGGCGCTGCTGCTGATCTCACTCTTTCATCTGTTGGTGGTTCAGTAGTCGTTGACGGTTCTGAGGCAGCTGTGGATGCAGTAAGAATTCATGCATCTGATGTTGCTGGTGGTATTGATATAGATGCAGGAACAGGCGGAATAGATGTAGCAACAACGAGTACAGTTAATATTTTGGCTGGTACATTTGGAACATATCAAGCAACTGATGATGTAACACTTCAATCTACGACAGCATCTGCTATTATTTATGCTGCTGAAGCGGTTGTTGATGCAATTCAAATTACCTGTTCTGATCCAGTTGGAGGCCTGGAAATTAACACCAATGGTTTAGTTGCAATCGCTGGAGAAAGAGATACACAAGCATCTCCAACTGCTGCCTCTACACTTAATGTAAACGTTGGCCAAGGTAAGTTTACCGGCTTTGTAACTGCCGCTGCGGGTACACAGGCATTTACTATTACTTGCAACAAGGTTATTGCTGACTCAACTATTTTTGTTACGGTAGCCAACTTAAATGCGTCTGGTAATGGTGCTCGTATGACCCTTACAGCTGTTGAACAAGCAGTCGGATCCTTTATTGTACATACAACCAATAATGGCGCTGGAGCGCTCGGTGCAGGTGATCACGTCTATATTAATTTCTGGGTACTCGGTTAAGATTAATTTAAATTCGGAGCTCTCTGGTTCTGCTGGAGAGCTCCGCTAACATACCCAAGGAGATTTCATGCCTAGAGCAAGTTCTGTACGCGTGGCGTACGATGACCTTCGCACGCTCGCTTTTGGCGGCATTGGTGCAGCATATGCAGCAGTTGGTACTGCATTTACTAACCCAGTACGCTTGATTAAAGTAACTAACTCAACCAACCAAGACCTACTAGTTTCCTTTGATGGCGTTACCGATAAAGATATTTCTCCAGCACAAAGCCAATACGTCTACGATTATGGGTCAAATAAGGCCGATGCTGGCGGATTAATGGAGCAACCTATTGGTAACAGGGTCTATGTAAAACGTGCTGGCTTAGTTGATCCTGCTTCTGGAACCGTGTATGTAACCGTTATATATGCAGCACAACAATAGGGGGCGCTATGAGTTACGCATCTTTTCTCAATCAAGGAGGCGCTGTCGGGCCAGACGTGAAAACACTGACTGGTGATCTTGGCGGCTCCGTTGGTCCTAATGCCCTTGGTGATATAAACATTCAAGGCGGAACAAACATAAATACTGCAGGGTTTCCTGGGGCTAACCAGCTTCAGATTAACCTGGATGATTCTGTTGTTCTTTTAGGAAATCTTACTGCCGGGACTGGCGTTATCGTTACCACCGGTGGCGTACAAGTTCTAGACGGTGACGTTTCTCTCAGTTCAGGAAGAGTTATATTGCCTGATACTTCTGCTGGATATGTAGATGGAACCATTAACTTTGGTGGTGATGTCTATCTGCACAATTATGGTACTGATAACTTTTTCGTTGGCCCTGATACAGGCAACACAACATTAACCGTTGCTACTGCTACAGACAACTTCACCATCGGCAGCAACTCCATGCAGAATTTAACCACAGGGTCACATAACGTGGCCCTCGGAAACAACGTCCTGAACGCTATAGACACAGGCGGCTATAACGTAGCAATGGCTCCGTCAGCGTTGGCCTCTTTAACGTCAGGAAATTACAACACTGCCTATGGCCGTGAAGCGGGCGCATTTCTAGTTAACGGTATAAGCAATTTAATTATCGGCTACCAATCGGGCATTTCGTACACTACTAACGAGTCTTCAAACCTGATAATCGGCAATGCCGGTGTGGTTGGTGAAGATAATACCATTAGGATAGGAACAGTTGGCGCAGGCGCTGGCCAACAACTAAAGACGTACATAGCCAACTGCTATAGCAACTATGGCACCCTTAATATCTTCCTTGGTGAAAATACGGGCAACGTTACTCTTACGGGAACTAAAAACGTAATGCTTGGTAGTGATTACACGGGTAGAGATATTACTACCGGGTCTGAGAACGTAATCGTAGGTGATTCTTCGTTCCAGGATGCAACTACGGCTTCCGAGAATACTGGCGTAGGTCATGCGGTAATGGATGTTTTAGTTACCGGTACTGCTAACACCTGTGTAGGCCGTTCAAGTCTTGGCCAATTATTGGCAGGGTCTTATAACACTGCTGCAGGGTTCTGGTGTCTCCGTGAATTAACGGGTGGAAACTATAACACCGCTTTAGGTTATAGAGCAGGTAATGCATACAATACAGGCGTTGAGTCGTCTAACATAGTGATTCGCAACAGTGGTGTTGCAGCTGAGAGTAATACTATCCGTATTGGTACTACAGGTGCTGGAGATGGTCAACAAAACCGCGCATTCTTAGCCGGTACGTATGGCATAACTCCCGCAACGGTAGCAGCAACAGGTTCAATGATAATAGACTCCGCTGGTCAAATTGGTTCTCTTGCTCCTGCAACCAATGGACAATTGGTAATAGGTTCAACAGGTGCAACACCGGTACTAGGCACAATCACCGCAGGCACAAACGTCCAAGTAACAAACGCAGCAGGCTCGATTACCATTGACGCAATTGGCACTGCATCATTTGGCTGGGTTGAAGCATCGGTTAATACCACTATTGTTATAAATACGGGTTACATTGCAAACAAAGCTGGATTGCTCACTTTAACACTTCCCGCAACAGCAGTTCAAGGTTCAATTATAGAATTCACCAATATCAATACAGCCGTCGGTCTACGTATAGCTCAAAACGCTAATCAATATATTCGCATTGGTACCTCAACATCTACCCCAGGAATAGGTGGTTATGTTGAAACAACACAGATTGGTGATTCGCTGAAGCTTGTTTGTATTGTTGGTGGGGCTTCAACTGGTTGGCAAGCGTGCCCAGGACCTCAAGGCAATTGGACAATCAGTTAAGGAGCAAGTATGAGTACCAATAATGCAACAAACAATTTTGGTGGTGGAAGTAGCGGCGGTGTTAAAATCACCACCTATGATACTCCCGGTTCATATACTTGGACTAAAGATGCAAATGCTAAATATATAACGGTATATGGTTTTGATGCAGGTTCTGGCGGAGCATCTGGTGAATGTAATAACATAGGATTTCCTTTTGGAGGTGGTGGCGGTGGTGCAGGTGGTGCAGCATTTAGATATTCAGCTACAGCAACGCTTTTTGGTGCAACAGAAGCAGTAACGGTTGGAGCAGGAGGGGCCGGTGGTGCGGGATCAAACGTTTCTCTTCCAGGAACGGCTGGTGGTCTTTCAAAATTTGGTTTTTTAGCAACAAAAATAGGAACTGGTGTTCCTTATGGTGTTTCTACCGTTGCTGGTTTACCTAATTATTCTGTAGATGATAGTTATGTTTTAACTTCTACTACTGTAATAGATATTAATGCAGGAGCTGGAGGAGATGGTGATCCAGGTGGTGATGTATCTCACGACGCTCCAGATTGTAAAAATAATTATATTTTTCATGCTACTGGTGGTGGAGGTGGCGGTGGAAATATGATTGTAGGTACATCAGGTGCAAGAGGAGGTAATCTTCTTGCAATAGACGACACGCCAATTATTTTAGGTGGTGGAGGTGGCGCTGTAAATACGAGTGGTGTTGATGGTACAACAGTAACGACTTCTAGTGGATTAATTATAGGCGGAACTGGTGGTGGTGGTGGTGGTTCTACTGAAGCTGGTGGTACTGCTGGTGATGGTGGCAATGGCGGTTTCCCAGGAGGTGGAGGTGGAGGTGGAGGCGCTGGTAGTGCAGATACAGCTCCTTATATCTCTGGATCTGGTGGTGATGGCGCAGACGGTTTATTAGTAGTAATTGAATTTTTAGGATAGGAAAATAAATGCCTCCAACAATAAACTCTATAAATAGCACAATACCAATCGAAATCAGTAAGGGCGGCACCAATGCCGCCTCTTTCTCTACAGCTACAGGCATAGTGAAGTATGATGGCACTTCTTTAGTTACCTCAACTACAGCAACTATAGATGCATCAAATAGGATGAGAAATACAGCACAGCCGGCGTTTAATTCTGGAATTATGAATGCCTTTGTTAATAATATTACTGGTGATGGCACAGCATATGCACTGGTAAGCGATGTCGAGCGCTTTGATCAAAACAATAATTTTAATGGCACAACTACATTTACTGCACCAAAAACAGGAAAATATTTATTCGTTGTTCAAACTCAGCCATCTGGGCTGAGTTCTGTATTTACCTATGGTTCTATTGACATTGTTACTACCAGCGCTACATATCGTTTTTTATGCAATATTGGGGCAGCGATTTATGTCAATTTCAGAACTATAAGTATAAATGCTTTATGTCCAATGACTGCGGGAGATACAGCAACATTTGTTTTAACTGTTTCTGGTGGTACTAAAGTAGTAGACATACAAAATTCTGAAACAAATATTTTTTGTTCAACGTTAGCTTGTTAGGTTTAATATGGCAACAATAAATTCTATCTCGAGTAATATCCCTATAGAAATTTCTAAAGGTGGTACTAATGTTACAACCTTTTCTACGTCTACTGGTATTGTTAAATATGATGGTACATCTTTAGTTACCTCAACTACAGCAACAATAGATGCATCGAACAGAATGGTTAATACTGCGCAACCAGCATTTTTAGCGCAAGTTGATTCAACTATTTCTGATGTAACTGGTGACGCAAATACTACCTATACTATAGTTTTTGACACAGAAACATTTGATCAAGGTGCCAATTTTAATGGAACAACAACATTTACTGCACCAGTAACAGGTAAGTACTTTTTTACCTTAAATGTATTGCTTGGTGGATTATTGGTTGGGCATATCCTATATATATGTAATATTGCGACATCATCTACAACATTTTCTAGCGCTGGAAACCCATATGTTCTTTCAAGTTCTGCGCAAACCTCTGTTGCCCTTAATACTTTTTGTGCTATGACCGCTGGTGATACTGCTACTGCAAGTATACGAGTAGCAAACTCAACAAAAACAGTCGATATTATAGGAAATTCAGTTTCTGGTGCATCAACAACATTTTTTGCTGGCTATTTAGTTTGTTAATTTAAAGGAATATTATGAAAATCTCAGTAAATGATACAGAATTATTCACTCTCTCTGATACCCAAAAACTAGTTATTAAAAATGACATACCCACAGCAATATTTGAAGATGACATGAAGCGTCGCCTGCAATGGATTCTGATGGAAAAATACGAAGAATGCTATAAGCGCCTATTCAACGAATGGTTTGCCAAACTAGCTGATCGTGGCGTACAATCTATACCAACTGACAAAGATGCCTTTGCACAGTTAGTGTTCTCGCAGCCAGACTACAAGGACAGAAGTGCACGAGATGCAGAGACGCAAATATAAGATACGTTTCACTTTACTCCATCCCCACTGCCTAAAAACAGTGGGGTTTTCTTTTTGCATACTTTTTGCAGTATGCTTTCATCTGTAGACAAATTGTCGATGTTTGAAAACCAAAAGGAACAGGATGGACAAAATGACTGCAATAATCACTGCTATAATCGTTGGCTTGGCACTAATTTTAGGCGTAGGCTCACGTTTCTGGCTACACAAGACTGATAATATCATTGAAGAAACAGCAGAGAAGGTAATTGAAAAACAAACTGGGTACAACGTTGATATTTCTCCTGATACCCCGGACAATGTAGAAACCCCAACAGATAAATAAGCCTTAGCTAAGCGAAGGAGACAGTATGAGTAATAGACTGGGAGGAAAACAGGGTACTGCCTATCTAGGAACAAACGCATCTCAACCACCTAACTGGATATTTGCTGACCGCAATCCTACGGTCTATGACTTTCAGAATGTCTCTCTTGGCGATCTTTGGCTGAACCAAACTGATGACCTAGGTTATATACTCGTATCCCTTGATAACAACCTGGCTACCTGGCATCCCATTGGCGCATCAACTGGTACCGTTATAGGACTTATAGACAATGCAGGCCTTGTTGCTACTGCTGATGCTAACCACAATATCTCTGTTCCTGGTGGATCGAACATAACAACTTCCAAGTTCGCCACCTCCCAGCTAGATATCAATCTCAACAGTTCTATCAATATCCAGGGCCTGACAATATCCTCCCTTGGTGCTGGCCTTATGCAAACTGATGCCACAGGCATAGTCACCTCCAATAACGATCTCAACGGTAAATTAATGATAGCTGGTGGCGCAGCCCCAGCCTGGAACTTTTTAGAATCTTCTGGCGGCACGGTAACTATTACCTATCCTGGGCCTAATAGAATCAATCTAGAAGCAGCAGGTGCAGCAGGGCTACAACAACTTAACACTGATGCTGGTGGCCCAGCCTTACCACTTGCTGGTGCCATAAACATGTTTGGTGGTACCAATATAAATACTGATGGCCTTACTGCTAATACAGTCAAAGTTAACCTTGATGATAATGTAACACTTGCAGGAACGCTTACCCTTTCAGCCCTTGGTGCTGGCGTAATGCAAACTGATGCTTCTGGCGTAGTAACTTCAGATAACGGTACCGATGGCCAGGTGATTATAGGTGGTGGAACAGCCCCAGCCTGGAACAACATAACTTCTTCAGATGGTTCAATAATTATTACCTATCCTGCACCTAATACCATTAACTTAGAGGCAGCTGGTGGTTCTGGGCCATGGATTGGAGAGTATGGCTTCTTAGCATATCAAGCATCCAATCTTTATGACTTACCTTTTAATGCAGTGCCATATTATATTGGTTCGCAATCAATTCTTACTGAGATGTTTGATAAAAGTGGTGGTCTTTATGTAGGAGACGGCGTTGGGACTCCAGCACAATTTACCTGTCCAGCAACTGGAAAATGGTTACTAACTTTTAATATTTCAGTTCAGATAATGAGAACTGCCGGAACAGTTGCAATTTATTCAGTTTGCCAAACAAAAATAAACACACCGGCAAGAAATTATATTGTTACTAATATGGGATGGGAAAATAATCTAGGATATGATTATGTTTTTCCTAAACAGTGCATAACCACTATAGCAGATTTAACTGTTGGGGATATCGTTCAGTGGAGCTTTGAAACTCAATTAAAAGCAAACTGTGTGTATTATATTTTGGGTTCTTCTGCTCCAACTACAGAATTTAAAACATGGATATCTGGTTGTAGGATAGCTTTATAAAGGAAATGTAATGCCAAGTTCTGTAGCATTTTTAGCTAATTTACCAAGCACATATGACATAACAGGAACAAGTCAGCATACACAATATTTGGGAGGAAGATTTCCCTCAACCCCAGCGGCTCCAATAATGAACACGATATACGATATTGGCGGAGATTTTTATCCTGGAAATGGAACAACAAATCCAGCACGATTTACTGCACCGTCAGATGGAACTTATTTTTTTGTTTATAATTTTCTCTATTACTATGGCTCTGGTGTATCACCTTCAGGACATTTTCAACTTGGTGTAGTAACTACTACTCGTCAATATACGTCTGGAGCTACAGTCAATAATGGTACTCTTCCACCATATGTTAATGTTAATTTTTGCGTAGAGGCTCCGATGAGCGCAGGAGACACAGCTGTTTTTGGATTTATAAATACATATAATGTTGTGATAAATGCTGCTGGCTCTGCTGCAACTGCTCCAATCACCTGGGTTGCTGGTTATAAACTGTAGGAGAGATAATGGCTCAAAAATTAGGCTCATTAAGAAGCTCGGCCTACACTGGCACAAACGCTAACCAACCACCAAACCTTAATTTTGCTCAGCGTGATCCTACAACAAGAGATATAAATCATTCCATTGGTGATATCTGGCTTAATAAACTTAACAAGACAGTCTGGGGTCTGGTATCCCTTGCTGGCGATGCTATGTCCAAGGGTGCACAAGCAACCTGGAAGAAGATAGCGGGAGATTCTACTCACCTTGTGTCTCTTTCTGATTCAGCTGGTGACACAGTGGTAGCCAATGGTTCAGGCCCGTATGAGGGTGAAATTTCCCTTATAGGTGGCGATAATATCACAACCAATGTGACAGGAGCCAATGAGATTACTGTTAACCTTGACCCAATTATAGACATAGTCTCGCTACGAATTTCTACCCTCCCTGCTGGAGTCATGCAAACAAGTGCGGGGGGTGTAGTAACTTCCAACAATGGTGCATCTGGGGAACTATTAATAGCAGGAGGCGCAGCTGCTCCAGCCTGGTCATACCTAGAATCTGCGTTGGGTACCATGGTTATACGAGATACTGCCAACCATATCAATCTTGAAGCGCAGGATGGTACTTCTATAGCAACAATAGATTGTGATGTTGAAGAAGCACACCCATTAGCGGGTGCAATAACTATATCTGGCAATACTGGTCAGCTTAACACTGACGGTTCTGTAGCTAATACGGTAACAATTAACCTAGATGATAGCCCTACTATACTGGGAACGCTTACACTAAATACTCTTACTGCTGGAGTTATGCAAACTGACGCTGCAGGATTAGTATCTTCAAGTAATGGCACAGATGGCCAACTTATAATTGCTGATACAGCAGGCGGCCCAGCATGGGGAAATATTACTTCATCAGGCGGAACAATAGTAGTAACCGGAGGAGCGAACACTCTAGACCTGAAGTTGGCTTAACATGGAAGACATATGCATCGATTTAATATTTTTTGTTCTAGCTTTCTTGCTTGTTTCTTGGCTCTTTGACTAAAGACATTCATTACTACTCTCCTTTTTTCCGTGCAGCTAGGAATTAAACCCCCCTTAGCTGCACGGTTTATTTTCTTGCTATACTTATCTAAGGGAGAAAGCATGAGAAGAACATTATTTTTATCGTTTATTTTATACACAGGCGTGGTGTATGGCATGAGCCAGCTTGTAGAAGTTTCTACACAAACTGATGACTATCTCAATAATAGGCAACTTACTGAAATAACCCCACAAAGTTCAGATTCCGACAGACCGCCTATACCCTTAGAGGTTATTGCCAAGCCATCATCAGAACATAGTTCAAATGAGAGTCCAGTTTCCCCTCAGGCAAACATTTCTCTTGAGGTTGAAGTAAGACATAGGAATTGTTTTAAGTGTCGTTGTAAGTTGAAATTTAAGCGAGCGGTAGAAACCGCGGGCGCTGGTACCGTTGGTGCTGCCATTGGTACTGTTATAGCTATTCTTTTGTTGTGACAAGAGGGTATCAGTTGCCCAATACCCTCTTGCTTATAGCCAGCCTAACCTGTTCTGCGTAGCCTTGGCGAAGCAGAACAATCCACTATCCCAAGGAGTAACCAAAAGGGATAGTGAGTAAGCAGTGTTTTTACCAGCTATAATGAAGACTTTATGTCTTGTTCTATAAGAGAATCTGGGGTGTCACTGTTATAACTTCCCGCCATTACCCAGCAAGGCTCTTCTTCTTTCTCGCTTACTTGTACCCATATTTCAAAATCATCGCTCATTGAGCGAATCTTTTTGCATATAGAGCCACGTGGTGCATGATCGAAAGAACTTGGCTCACTGTAGCGTGTTATTGTAGGCTCCATGATTCTCCTATTTAAAGAATTCACTCTTTTTTAGATTCTTTAGCACCAGCCTTTTTGAGATTCTCAACAAAGGCTTGGTATTCAGTGGTTGCATTTACTGCAAATTGATTTCTATATACATACAGGTGCAATGCAGGGTGCATTTCAGAATAGGCATTTTGTATTGAGTGTAAGACCTTATTTACTTCATCAACCTCTTTATCTTCTAATTGCCTATTGGTATATGGTTGCAGCTCTTTATGTAGTTCTTGGTACTCAGCAAACTTTTCGTTTACTGCGCTGTCTAATTGTTTAGCTAACTCTGTGATAGTTGGCTTAACTTCTTCTATAACTTCTGGGGTCATTTCTTCTCCTCTAGGTCTTTCACTCTTTTTTTAAGAAACACAATTTCTACCCATGCTAATGCTACGAGCAGTACATCTGCTAAGCTCAGTATTAAGAACATCAAAGCATAACTCATGTTACTCCTTCTGAAAGGGTTACAATGTCCTTATCATACCATCAACAACGATTTGCCCAAGATATAGCAAAACTTATTACCTTTATCTACTCTCAAAACTATGCCTGTACCCTTGGTGAAGCCTTTCGTACCCCAGAACAAGCAGAGATATACGCTCAAAAAGGCATTGGCATAAAGAATTCTCAACATTGCAGGCGCCTGGGCTGTGACATCAACTTGTTTTCCCCTGAGGGCAAATATCTCACTGATTCTAAAGACTATGAACCATTTGGGATTTATTGGGAGTCTCTTGATCCCTTAAATAAATCTGGTTGTTTTTTTCAAAGAATGAAAGACGGAAATCATTTTGAACGCCGAGCTTAGCACCCCATCATATATCTATATTCATCTGTAGTAATGCATTTTCTAGCAACTCGTTTATTTTAGTTAATTTACTTATTAAGTTTTTTATTTGGTGAATATTAGAGGAGTCACTTTCTTCTGTTCCCATTAAGATGTTTGAACTTCTCAGCAAAATTAAATCACCTATAAGAGAATGACGCAGTTCTAGGGCATGTAGTTTTTTTAGAAAATTATTATTTTCGGTTAATGCAGAAACTACCAGATCATTTGATTCTTGTGTTTCCATTATCTTCCCATCATTGCAGCATAGGCATAGCGCTTCATGTAGGTTAATCTAGCGCCATATGCCTGTTCCTGTTTTATTTTAGGATCATCTAAGCTTGGCTCTGCAGGTAGCATGGACTTCATCCATTGCCCTGAGCTATGAGAGAGCTTGGTAACTAACACCAAGAGATTGTCTTTGCCTACTTGTGGGGTAAACGTTATGACTAACCCATTCTTGCACAGTGCTTCTTGATATGCCTCAAGATAGTCTGTCATATCTGAGTACTCACCCCTATTGGCTATCTCCCCTGAACATACCAATGGGTTAGCTTCAAGCTTAGCCTTGGCTAAAGCAGTAGTGAGTTGATCAATGGACTCAGATTGCTCATCTTGGCTCGTTAGTCTATCAATTTTGCCCGACAAGATACGCAGCGCATCTTTGACGTCTCTTATATCCTTGGACTTTAAAAGTTGCAGCTCAGTTGATATTTGATCTATGTTTTGAATCAGTTTATCTTCCATCTATTGATTCCTTAAGAGTAATTTTTATAGTTCTATCTAAAATTTCAATATCAGCATTAATGGTATCTACTATTTCTTCTAATTTATTACGATAAGATTTTAGAGCACTTTTATTGACTGCTTCGACCAATGTTTCATATTTTGAATAAGTTTCTGAATACATTCTTGCAAGTCTCAATGCATCTTCTTTTGATGAAGCGAGCTTCTCTTTTAGTAATTGGCAATTTGGGCAGTCCATCTAATCCCTATCGTTATAATCAAAGTTTGGTTCTTTTGGCATATCCTTACCACACTCTATGCAATATACTCTACGACCTATCTCTACAGTCTGCAGCGCTGAAGGCGCCAAGTCCTTCTGGCCATCTTCTAATACACAGTTGCATCCATCACAGAAGTAGGTCGTATCCCATCCCTCTGCCTCTCCACTCATGACATGCTTATTTACAGCATCTTTGCACTTATCACAGGTTATCTTGCCTGATTTGTAGCAGGGGCCACAGATGATGTTGTTGTTGTAAAGGTACTCTTGCCATTTATCTGTGTTATTCATTTCTTCCCCAACTTCCATGCCACAGTACTTTGTTTTCTGTATGGTTCAAGATCAAGATCTGCAATGCCAGGTATGGCTAGATAGTCTATGGTACCCTTGCGCTCTATTCTCTCAAAGATATAGTCACCATAATGACAGCTATTATCTCCTGAAATTTCCTTGAGACGATAGATATGTGCATTGGCCATGTCAGTATAGTACTTAGCTAGTTTCTGTGCCTCATAGGCCAAATTTGCTAGCTGTTCCCACTGCTCATCCTTGAGCACATGGTTTTCATAGAGATTTACTGAGAGATTGATTGTATCCATCATAGATATCCTTTGTTTAGTAGAAAGCCTAACGATTCCACCATAGAGAAACAATAATGCTTATAAGGCTAGATAAAAGAATTGTTATTAGAAAATCTTTCCACATAATTCAACGTTACCTTTGTTTTATAATTTTTCTTGCTGCATTTTTTGCATACATCAATACCCAATCCATCTTTGGTTTCTATACGATGTATTTCTTTATTTTTTAAAAAAGATTGGTCGCAATTCATGCATTCAGTTATAGAAAAATCTGATTTGAAAAGACAATCGAGACAGTGATAAGCAATTAGTTTTTTGCTCGAAAAAAGTTTTATCAAATCACAGTTCGTGTTTCCACATTCCCAACATTTTTTAGTAACTGTATCCATCATAGACATCCCTTGTTTATAAGTCTTCGCCTTCGGAAAGGACCTTGGTCCTGACGTCCCTTCGGCTACGCCCTACACGAGATTAACTATCACCAGAATATAACTAACTATGGACAATGTCAACAACTTTGTATATATTGGTTATTAGATTCAACCCGTGACATTTTGGTCTACTTTCAAAGGAGTTCTATGGAATATAAAGAGTTTATGAGTCCAGACAACATGGCAATGATTAGGGGAAGACTGTTGATGGCATTGGATAGGACAAATATGTCCATGTCAGGGGCTGCATTCTCAATAGGGGTAGCTTGGCATACCCTTTTGAACTTTGTGCATGGTAAAAGGGTGTATTACAAGACATTAAGAAAGATAGATAGATGGGTTGAGGGGGTGTTAAAGACGCCAGAGGCTAGGGCATAATTTAAAGAAAAAAGAAACCCGGCTCTTGACGAACCGGGCGCTATTTACTAGCCTTACCTTTGTTTGAAATTCACACTCTCGATGAAGGCCCTACCTCTACCAAAGACGCGGCTTTTCACCTGAGTGGTCTAAATGAACGGTAAAAGTCTATATGAACCACACACAAAATCAAGAAAAAAATAAAAGCCAAACACCAAGCCAACAAACAACTGGTTTAATAACGGCATGCCAAGGCTTAACTTATACAGCCCAAAGGCACTTGAACACACTTCTCTCATTTCATAATAGGCATAAAAAAATATACCCAAGTAAAAAGACTCTCGCGTTACTTGCAGGATGCTCTGAAGCATATCTATGCCAGATAGAAAGAGAACAACTGCAAGGCATAGTGTTCAAGCATGAGAGACATACAGCCAAAGATCACTCACTCTTGGAATACAAGATAAACCCTCAGCTTTATGAACCCTCTGTTCGCAAGATACTTAAATCAACTTTCTCTGCCTTATGTTTTGTTGCCATAGAACTTCTATCATCTTCTAATAAAATTGACAATGTGTCTTATCTTAGCCCATATTACTCTTATAGGAAGATATATATATATAATCCAACAGAAACTAGTGAGTGTAATGTGAAAAGCGGTAGTCCTGGGGAGGAAGACCCTTTCAAAAAAGGTGGAACACCTTACGCAGAAGAAGCTCGTTGGCTAAAGGAGATAAAATTACGCAAATGGAAAGAGACCCATAAAGGGGAAGTTTTAAAATCCTCTTCTCATGCACAGTCGGTTACACAAGCTTCACACTGGAGCAAGACAAATGAATCAGGACCCCGTATGGAGAAACTTGCTAACTTTTCTACCATGCACAAAGCTGATGCGTTCAGAGAAAAAGTTAAGAAGGAGACAGCTGCCCCGGCCGAAGGTAACTGGTTTGCAGATTTTCTTGCAAAAAACGTGCTTTCTAAGGATAAACCTGTATAATTACAGGATATTTTTCTAAACAAACAAAGGAAGAAACATGTTAAAAGAAATTAAGGGAATAAAGTTTTTTCCACACAAATGGGACTTCAGTCAAGGAGGAGAATATGGGCATATCAGTTTTCATGTCCCATATGATACTTTTGAAGAAGGAGAAAACAATGGGTATTGTGCAACAAATTTTCAAGATCGTTCTGGAAAATATCAACTTGTAGAAGCATGCAATTCGCAGGAATGTGGACATGCAGCGAAAGGATGGGGATCAGCAACATTAAAAGATGCTCTTGAAAATGCAGCACGAGATTGTTGTATGAATCTTACAAGGAAAAAACAAGAAGACATAGTTGTTACTGTGGAGAATGAAAAAGAACCATGGAAGAGTGTACAAAAATTCACTATTCCATCTTCAAATAAATCTGCTGTAATTGCTTATTTATTAAAAGCCTTACAAACAAAGGATAACCGTGAATGTTGATATTAAAGAAACTATCTTTTCCCAAGTGTTACCCAAGATGTTCGACAAGGCGTTTGGAGGAAGATTTAATCATAAAGTGCGGTATCAAATCGGATTAAGGAATTCTTCTATAGAAAAAATTATTCGCAATGAAGGTACTATAGGCTTTGAGGTTTTTGATAAACTTGTTTGTTGGACGCACAAGATGAATCAATGCGCTATTTGCAAGAAAGAAATAAACATTTTTAAAGATGGTTTTTTAAATTTAGATGAAGTTGAATC